GCAGGAGCCTCAGAAATACTGTTACATTTACGTAACATTTAGGAAATATTTGGTGAGGATTCTACATTATTGAGACGGGCGCCCCAACCCGAAATGCCGTTCAGGTGTTTGGTAATAGCCGAACGGGCGCTTGGCTGGTACAGGACGAGCCATTCAAGCGCCCCCCTGCTTGTCCTTAGTCGTAGCGCACTGCCCTGCCATCGACACGCACCCTTCTTTTCACTGCGGTCAGAACAAGCCGACCGGTTCGATGGCATCATCCCAGCTGAAAATAATCACCTCCTTGCGCGCGGCCTCCCGCCCTCCACCGCCCACGGTGTACCTGATGTCCACCGTCTCAATGTGGAATCCCTCGAACGCGCGGCGAATGTCCGGATGATCATTGAGGCTGACGATCGCCCTGCCCCTCAGCGATCGCAGGCGGGCCGCCATCTCGACGTACTCGGAAAACGGAAACGGCACGCCATAGCCCTCGGTCTCCCAGTAGGGCGGATCCAGGTAAAACAGCGTGTGCGGTCGGTCGTACTTGTCGATACACGCCTTCCAGTCGAGCCGCTCGACGAACGTATTTGACAGGCGCAGGTGCGCGGCCGAAAGCGTCTCCTCAAGCCGTAGCAGGTTCAGACCCGGCGGCGTAGTGGTTGCCGTGCCGAACGACTGCCCTTCGATCTTGCCGCCGAAGCAGTTCTGCTGCAGGTAGTAGAAGCGGGCCGCCCGCTGGATATCGGTGAGGGTTTCCGGGATCGTGTCCTGCAGCCATCTGAACACCTGCCGGCTGGTGAGTGCCCACTTAAATTGGCGCACGAACTCCTCAAGGTGATGCTGCACGACACGATACAGGTTCACCAGCTCGCCGTTGATGTCGTTGATCACCTCAACTTTCGCTGGCGGTCGCATGAAGTACAAAGCGGCCCCGCCCGCGAAGACCTCGACATAACAGTCATGCTCAGGAAACCGCGGAATGAGATGGTCCGCGAGGCGGCGCTTGCCGCCGATCCATGGAACGATAGGATTTGCCATATCTGGAATTGCCTTTTCTTTTTAAGTTAGAATTCGGCCCGCCTACCGGTAGGTAGCAGGGCCCTGGCTAATTCACTGGCTACAGCAGTGGAAAGGTGGCCGGGAGAAATGCGCGAACATCATCCCGGTCGCCCTGTCTTTTCCCGCGCCGCGAAGCGCGATCAAAGTAACTTTATGCTGCGCGCATCGGGCGGCCGATTGCCGGTGATACGCGCGTGTGGCATGCTGGATCCCCCGTCTCGAAGGAGGAACAGTCGGTCATGGCGCAGCCATCTACGCACCACAATCCCGCGACGCGACACCAGCCGAAGCCCCACGTGGCGCCGGCATACGTGCAGCAATTCATCGATACCCATCTGGCCGCTGCGCAGGAAGTCCAGCGCAGATATCAGGTGCCCGCAGGCGTCGTCATCGCCCAGTCGGCACTTGAGAGCAGTTGGGGAAGATCGGTCGTCGGCAACGCCTATTTCGGCGTCAAGGGCCGCGCCCCCAGCGGCGACAGCACTACGTTCACCACTCACGAAGTGATCAACGGTCAGGCGATCAGGATCGACGATGCGTTCCGCGCCTACGGCAGCTATGAAGAGGCCGCCGACGACTACGCGCAGATGCTCCGCAACAACCCGCGCTTCCGGTCGTGCTTTCTCTATACCCGCAGTTCACAGTTCGCCAACGCACTGGCCCGCAACGGCTATGCGACGGATTCGTCTTACGCGGTCAAGCTCAACGCCATCATCCGTGCGCACAAGCTCGATCAATATGACGCGCGCAGGACCGAGCCATGATGCGCCGCGCGATCATCACGGCAGCGCTGATCGTCTGCGCGCAGGCGTGCGCCGCCCAGCAACCGTTGAGAGATGACAATGACGCAGCCACCCGTGCGGCCGACATCACGCGCACCTACGGCCTCTCGGAAGACAGGACCGAGTGCCTGCTCTTCGATACTGCCGACAAGGGCGAATACTTTGTGGTGCGGGTGCGCGAAAACCACACCCAGGCGTGCGGCGGTGCCGCCGGCGTCTCGCCTACCCTGTTCTTCCTGAAGATCCGCAAACGCGACGGCTATACGCTCACCACCGCGTACGACAGCGAGCAGTACCTGCCGCTGAGAACATCCGCAAAGAATTGAGGCGCATACTGCTCCCCGGCGTTCAATATCTTCAATGTCGGCGGCACCGGCGAGCATCTAATATTGAAGGGCTGCGGCCGGATCCGCTCAGATCGTTGTGCGCACCACGAATATCCCTTTATTTTTCCGAATCCGTGACCTAGATTCGTATCCTGCCCAGGAGCAAATCATGCTGCACGCATACAAGGTCTACACGATCGACGCGACGCCTGATTTTTCGATTGGAAAGTTCTTCGCGCACGTCCGCATCAGCCGTCCGCCCCTCGAGGGAGAAAAGCACGGCCAAACGTTCGAAGCCATCGACCGCGGTCAATTTGACAAGGAATGGTCTGCCGAAGCATTCGGCCGTGCCTGGGCGGTCGCCTGGATAGACGAGCACTGGGAACGAAACACCGTGACTGCAGACGATGCGCTCAGCCCGCCACTTTATCCGGCCGACTCGTGACCGCATCCGAGCGCGCCACCACCGTGTCCGGCGACACCGCGAACTGGGTAATCGCCGCGGCCTGCCTGTCGGCGCGTGACGACGAGCCGAAGAAATACTCCTTCGAGCCGAGCACCATCGCGATCAGAATCCCGAACAGGGTGTCGAGCGCGCGCATCACGCCGTCGTCGAGCCGGATCTGTCTGGCCGCCAGCAGGAACTCGAGCCCGATCACCGCGAAGAGCGCGACCGTATACATATAGGCGAGATTGCGCGCCGTATGGTCGTGCTCCGCCGCCGCAAAATTGCGTGCGCTCGCGCGATCGTCGGCCGCCACCCGGTCGGCCTGCACCTGGACGCCGGCCATGTTCTCCGCATGCGTGAACCCCGCCTGCCGCATCTTCAGCGCGAAATCGTCGTCGGCCTGCCTGAGCGCCAGTAGCTGCTCGGGCGTCATCTGCTGGCCGGTCAGCGCGGCCTTGACCGCGTCAACCGAACCGTCCGCCAGACCGAGCCTGCCGGCGATCGCCGACGCGGCCATCGCGGCGATGCCCGGCACCCCGCCCGTCAATGCCGTGACGAGCCACGGCGCGACCGTTTTCAGGACATCCATCATGCGCTCACTCCCAATGCACGGTTGAGCTGCCAGCCGTACTCGAACGTCTCGTTCTCGACACGCTTTTCGGCACACTCGATGTAATAGACCGACTGCTGGGCGGTCACCATGCCCAGCAGCACCCGGTGGCCGTCCGCACCGCGTGCGGCGAGAAACGCCTTGAGCGCCGCGACCGTCATGGCGCCGATGCCACCGTCGACGGCGATATCGGCAAACGCGCGCTGGTTCTGGTTCAGCACGTTCACCGCACGCTGCAGGAAGCGCACGCCGGTCGCCGGCCCGGCGTTCACGCCGATGTCGAACAGTTTCTCCGCCAGCGCCGACGACACCGCATCGACCAGATCAAACTTCGGCTGCTGCCAGTAGCGGCTGCGATAGATCTGCACGGCGGTCGCGCGCGGCATGTCGCGCATCGGGCCGGTATAGCCGAACGCGCGTGCGACCGCGGCGGTCACGCCCCACATCGTCTCGCCGCCGGCATCGGCCGCATTGTTCGCGTAGCCGCCCTCGCGGCCGATCAGCGCATCGATTTTTTCGTCAAGTGTCATTGCTTCGTTCCCTGTCTGGTTTCCCGCGTCACGGTCTGCTCCAGCACCTCGAGGCGCTGCTGCTGCAACCGGTTGAGGATGTCGCCTTCGTTGATGTGGGTGAACACCCACACGATCGAGCCCACGAGGAAGGTCTGGACGATGCCGAGCACAATCCCGAGCACCCACATCGCGCCCCTCGCCGTGTTCTTCATCGCCGCCACCCGGTCGTCGACGCCGCCGATCTGCGCCTCGAGCGCATCGCGTTCCTTCTTTCCCTCATCCACTCGCGCCCACAGCAGCTCGATATCCTTGCGCGCGTTCTGGTTGTGAATCGACATCTGCGCGAGCGCGCGATCGAGCGCGGCGACCGGCTGCACCGATGTCTTGATGTCTTCAAGGCTTGCCGCGACGCTGCGCAGCTGCTCGCCGAAACGCGCGATCTGCACCGCCAGATCGTTGTTGTGCTGTTCACCCATCGGGCCGTCCGTTCAATAAAAAAACCGCCTCGCGCGAAGTGCGGGCGGTTTGTTGTCGTGCTGCTTGCTGTCCTGCTGGTTCTTGTCTTCTGTCGATCGCATCAGTGCGGCGGCGCCGGCACCACGAGACTGATCTTCCTGCCCTTCTTTGTCCCGTGCCCGACCTTCGCCTTGCCCCGGTTGCCGGCGTTCAGCTCGACCTGCGTTTCCCAGCTGCGGCCCGCATAGGTGTTCGTCACCGACTCGACCAGGAAGTCGCCATCCGCCTCCTTCTTGAAGCCCTTCAGCGTCACCGTCTTCTCGGCCGCGAAATCGGCCCGGCCGGTCATCGTCATCGTGCTTTTGGCGGTATGGTGATTCAGCTTCTGCAGGCGGGCGTTCGCGGCCGCCTTCGCGGCCTCGGAACTCGCGAACGCATGCCGCTCGGTGTGCACCGCAGAGGCACCGGGCGGCGCATCGGGGTTCGGGATCGTCAGATCGATCTTTCTTCCGGTCTTCGCGTCATGCACCTTCGTGCGCACCGCGACGAAGCTCGCGCGATCGGGAAACGTAATCTCGTAATCGAGCAGCATGTCGGGCGTCAGCATGATCGTGGGCAGCGGCTTGCCGCTCGCGCTCCGGCCGGCGCCACGTCCCACGACGATCAGCTTGCCCGCCTTCACCGTCGCCGTTGCGCCATGCTGCCGGGCAAGACGCGTGATGAAGTGCAGATCGCTCTCGCCGAACTGGTCGGCACGCGGCACCGGTGCGTCGACGCTGCATGCAGCTGTCCACCGGTTGCGGCGCGCGACGTCGCCGACGATGTCCGCGAGCTTCACGTTCTCCCAGCTACCGTACCGGTGCGTTTTCGCAGTGGCACGCATGTTCGCGGGCTTGCCGCGGATCACCACCGATGCGGGCGGCCCCTTCAGCGCAATCTCGTCGACCGCGTACTCACCGAGGAACGACAGCCCCTTGCCGCTCCAGCCAAGCGAGATCTTCAATGTGGCGCCCTTCGGCGGAAACTGGATCCTGCCGTCGCGATCATCGAGCTCGATCTCGCACTCGTCCGACTCTAGCCCCGGCCTGTCCACCGTCCGGATGCGCAGCACGCGATCCCGGATCACGCGTGTGATGTCGTCGCCATTCGCGACGATCTGGAAAATGGCCTGCATAAGTCTTCCCTATGTCCAGAGCTGGACCGGCTCATCGCGCTGCACGTCGAGATCGGGCAGCGTGATGAGGATGCCCGCGGCAAATGGCTGCGTGCGTGCCGCGAGCCCCGGATTCGCTTCGTACACCGCCTCGACCACACCCGCGAGCGAGCCGTAGAACGCGTAGCAGAGCTCGTCGAGCACGTCGCCGTCAGAGGTTCTTATAGTCTTCGCCATAGCGGCCGAACTCCAGGCTGAAGGTCTGTTTGCGCGGAGCGCCGTCCGACATCAGCGCCTCCTGCTCCTCGTCGACGCCCTGCAGATACCAGCGGCCGAGCACCTCGCCGTAGCCGGTCGTGAGCTGCACCGGCACCATCCGGTCGCCGATCGCGCGCAGCGCATCGATCTGCCTGGCGCCCGGTCCGGAGGCGGCGAACACCACGCCCGAGAGCGTGATGGTCTCGCCGCCCTGGCTGACCGCCTGCAGCGCCTCCTGCCGGTTCAGCCGCTCCTGCGAGGCCACCTTGTATTTTGTGGTTCGCCGCAGCTTGTCGAACGCTGCGGTCGACAGGTTGAAGTGGAACGTGTCGCCGGCGTCGGACGTGAGCGTCATCAGGTGGGGCGTGGCGCCCGTTGCGCCGCCTAGCAGACCGGACAGCAATGCTCCGGCGCCGGTCGACGTTGCGAGCGACGCAACCGACGGCGTCTCCCTGATTCCTGCCCACGCGTTGAACTTCGTGCGCACGTCACTGAGCGCCGTGTTCACCGAGTCAGCCGCCGACTTCACCAGCGGATGATTCGATGCGGTGGCGATTTTCAGGACGCTGCTGACCGACGACTGCACGGCGTTGAAGCTGCGCACCACTGTGCCGACCTTTGGATCCAGATCGCCCGCCACCGACAGCGCACTGCCCGCCCCGGAGAGCAGGTCGGCGGCGCTCGTCAGGTTGCCGGTGGCGAGCTTCTGCAGCACCGCCACCGTGTTCGCGCTCGCCGCCCGGTTGCGTTCATAGACGCGGCTCATGCTGCGCACGCGCTCGGTCGCGATGTTCGCCTGCGTCGCGGCCTGCGTGATCTGTCTTGTGAAATCCATACCGCCTCCTATCGATACCTGCAGATACCTACAGATGGGGGCTGTCGAACATCGCCGAGCGGTTGTTCTTCGCCAGTTCGTCTTTCATCAGGCGCTGCAGTTGCGGCGACACCTTCGCAAGGAAGCGGTCCGCCGCGTCGCTGCCGGGCTCGCCCTGGAACGTCACGTGAAAGACCGGCGCAAAGGTGTTCTGCTGGTCGATCTTCGCGACAGGCTTGTCAATGCCAGACGGCTTTTCGAGCGCCTTCGCTTTCGTGAGCGCTTCGGCCACCGCCGGCGGCTGGCCGTCGTTGCGCGAGAACGCGAGTTTCGCGACCGCGCCAAGCGCCTTCTCACCCGCGAAGGTCCCGAGCGCTCCGCCAGCGAGACCGCCGACTGCCGCACCGACCGGCCCGCCGAACGCGCCGATCATCGCGCCGACTTTCGCACCCAGCACGCCCCCGGCGAGACTGCCGGCGATGCCTGCAAAACCCTGCGCCTTCGCCGCCCGCGTGTCGTCGCCGGTCGCGACCGCATACGCGTTGTTTGCCGCCAGTCCGAGCTTCAGCACGGTGCCCGCCATGGCCAGCTTCCCCGCATACGGCATCACGCGACCGAGCACGCCACGGGCCGCGCCGAAGACACGGGCAAACCTCCCGCCTTTACCAGCCGCACTCCCAACCAGGCCACCTTTCCCGGCTCCAGACAGCTCGTCGGCAACCGCACCGGCGGCACCTCCCAAACCACCTGCGCCACCACCGCCTGGCATGTTGACGACAAACACGCGCTGCACGCCGGCCGACGCCGCAGCGCCACCGAGCGCCTCGATCGCACGCCCAACGGGACCCGATCCGCTGCCGCCCCCTCCACCACGTGCGCCGCCTCGCGCAACGAGAATCGACCCGCGCGCAAGGTCGAGCGCACCGCGACCGATCTGGAAAAGTGACTTTGCGCCGCGATACGCGATGAGGCTCGCTGCGACGCCCGCGACCGCCATCGTGGTTTTCGGCGCGGCGTCGGTGATCTTCGTGAGCCCCTCGCCCGCCGTCTTCGCCGCATGCCCAACCGCATCGGTCACCGGCCGCAGCGCGTCGCCGATGCTGCGCATCGCGTCGTTCCACTGCTGGCCGACCTCGCGCCAGACCTGCTTCGACGCATCGCGCCGGTCAGCGAGATCTTTGGCGATCTCGCCGCTCGCCTGTGCCGATTCTTTCTTCAGCTTCTGGTACAGGTCCGCGTTCTGCAGGTACGCGGTGAGCGCCGCCTTCACCTGCATGTCGTTGAAGAGGTCGCCCGTCTTCATCGTGTCTTCGAACGCGGCGATCTGCGCGCGGCGCTTCTCCGGATCGGACTCGCCGTTTATGCTCTTCGCGGCGTCGGCAAGCTGTTTTGCTTTGGCCGGGTCGGTACGCTCGATATACGCGCGCGCGAGAACGAAGGAAGCCTCGAGCGTCGACCAGCCCTTGCCGATCGCTTCGCGCATTTTGGCTTCGTAGTCAACGCCGGCCTTTTTATAGTTGTTCGCGGTTTCATTGGATCCGATCTTCGAGAACCAGTTTTTGAGGTTGTTGGCCGCTTCGTCGGCGGTGCCCGCGGTCTTCATCTGTACCTGCAGCATCGCGCCCAGCTGCGTGACCGAGTCCTGCCCCGTGATGCCGATCTTCTGCATTTCAGCGAGCAGCACCGGGAACCAGCGGGCCATGTCCGCCGACTCGAACGAGCCTTCCTTGCCGAGAAACGCGATCGCCTCGAACGCCTTGCCCATCTGCTTCGGGTCGGCGATCCTCGCGTTCTGCTGCAGCGCCTGGATCATCCGCGCGGTCTCGACGGTGGTCGCCCCCTGACCGATCGCGAACTTCGCGGCAAGGGGCGCAAAGTCGAGCGCGCGGCTCACGTCCATGCCGCCCGCGACCATCTGGTTGACCGCGTCCGCGAGCTCGTTGCGACCGATGCCGTTATCACGCGCGTCGCGGCGGATGCGCTCGCCCATCGACGCTTCCTGCGCGGTGCGCGCAATCCCCGCCTTGATCGCGATGTCGCGGATGATCGCCTGATAGTCCGCAGAGATCGTCGCCGACACCGCGACGGCGGCCGAGAATTTGACGGCGTCGCCGATCGCACCACGCGCACCGTCGCGGCCGGCGGTGATGCGCTCCTGGCCGGATGCCTTCAGCTCCAGCCCGCGCACCGTGCGACCCAAGCGCGTATACGCCCGGTCGAGCCGGTCGACCTCGATGCCGTTCTCGCGCAGCGTGCGCAGGTTCGATTCGATCTTGCGGCGGATGCCGTCGGCTGCGCGATCGCCCGCCGCGTGCAGCCGGCGGAATTCGTCCTGCAGCTTGACCGTCTCGCCGATCGTGCGCTGCCACAGACGCGTCTCGTTGGCGGTCTTGCGCAGACTCACGATCCGCGAGCTGGTTTCGGTGATCGCGCGGCCGAACGTCGCCGACACGGCGCCGCCGATCACGATCCCGAGCGCAATGTCGTTTGCCATCCCGTTCCTCCATTCCGTTGCCCGTTAGTCCGTCAGCCACCAGATCACCTCGTCGAGCGTCATCGCGTCGATCGAGGCCGGCTGCACGCCGTGCTCCTTAAGCAGCCGCTTTGCCAGCGCCTTGAGCGTTTTCTGGCTGATGCGTGCCAGCGGATGTGAGGCGAAAGTAGGCATCCTGGACGCGGTGATAGTCACCGAGATCCATGCCCTCCAGGTCGTTCGGCGATACGCCCGCGAGCGCCGCGAAAATCGCCAGTTCCTGCCCTTCCTCGTCACCCGGCGCGATCTTCTGCGCCGCGCGCATGTCGCGCACCTTCGGGCGCCGCAGCGTCAGGGTGTCGCGCACGACGCCGTCGAATGCCACCGGATAGTCCAGTTTCACGGTGACGCTGTCGACGCGGTCGGTCGCGTTACTGACCACGTTACTGACGACGCTGCTCGCCGCGTTGTTATCCACATTGCTGTCCATCTGTCCCGCCTCAAATAGAAACGGCGAGCCGCGCGACCCGCCGTTCAGGTTAAAAAAGTCACTTTGCCGCCCGACCCACTGCTACATGCCGATGGCCTTGCGGATCTCGGCAAGCTGGTCGACGCCATTGATGATGCGCACCATGCCGAGCACGTCGATCTCGTGCACGACCGCGCCGTCGATCTCCAGCTTGTAGTAGGTCAGCGACACGGTGAATTTGGCATCGACCTTCTCGCCCGGCTTCCAGTCGCCGCCATCAACCTCGGTGAGCATCCCGCGAAACGTCGCGGCGACGGCCTTCGTCGCGCCCTTGATGTCGCGGAACGCACCGCGAAATACGCCGTTGAATGCCGTCGCATCGGCAAGACCGAAGAACTTCAGCACGTCGCGCTCCATCGTCGACATCTGGAACGCGGCCTCGAGCGCCTCCATGCCGAGATCGACCTTGACCGGTGCGTCCATGCCGCCGGCGCGATGGTCGTCGGTCTTGATCTTCAGCTTCGGCAGCATGCACTGCGTGGCGCGGCCCGCAAAACCCTTGCCGTCGCTGTAGACGTTGAAGTTATAAAGTGTTTCGGGAGTCACGCATCACCTCCTCAGGTGTTGATATCAGGGGTTGGTATCGAGCACTTCGGTCAGCCACTGGTTGGTAACCTCGAAGCGGAAGTTGGGGTTCTCGGCCGGCGGCACGTCGGTGAAGCGGATGTTCCAGTACACCTTGCCGTCCTCGAGCTGCGTCGCGGTGTTCAGCTCCGGGTCCGCATACACCTCGAAGTTGATCAGCGCACCCCTGTTCTTCAGGTCGCGCATGAACGCCTGCAGGCCTTCGGTGACGTCCTTCACGTACGTGGCCGTGATGCCGCGGTCGACCGCCCACTTGTGACCGGCCAGCACCGCGTCCATCACGATGTCGAGCGTGCGCACGCGCGTGACGAACTTCCATTTGGCATCGGCCGACAGCGTGCGGTTGCCCCACAGGCGGTATCCGCCGTCGCGGATGATTGTCGCGATGTTGGCGTTATTCAGCAGGTTCGCGCGACAGGTCTCGTCGCCGTCGAGAAACTCGATCGGCCGCTTCGTGCCCGTGATGTCGGTGATTTCCCTGTTCGACGGTGACGCCCAGAATCCGATGTTCGCGTCGGTCTGGCAGAAGAGACCCGCCGCATACGACGAAGCCGGTGCATCGACGTCGGCGTTCGCGGTCGTGTCCCACATCGTCGCACCAGGATCGACCATGTACAGCCGCTTGCTGCCGAAGTTCTGCGCATAGGCGATCGCCGCTTCGTCGTCGGTATTCGGTCCGTCGATGATGCCGATCGCGCGCAGCTTGCCCGCCAGCGAATCGATTGCGGTCGCGACCGCCTGCGTCGACGAGAAGCCAGGTATCAGCAGCAGGCGCGGCTGCACGTTGTATTTCGACTTCGCGTCGAGCAGCGACTGCAGCCCGGTGCGCGCACCGCCGGCACTGACGCCACCGATGATCGCCGAGGTGAGCGCCGCAGGCTCGCCGCCGGCAGCCACGCCGGTGGCGACAATTACGGCCGTACTCTGCGCATAGATCGCGCGGGCCGCTTTCGCGATTGCACTGCCTTCGCCGAACGCAGCGACGGCCTCGCGATAGCTCGTCAGCTGCACCGGCACATTCGGCGCGGCCAGATCCGGGCCGGGCGTATAGGTGTTGACCATGCCGACGATCGACGAACTCGGCACGGCGATGGTGCGCGGCCCGGTGTCGACCAGCGACACGGTCACGCCGTGGAAAAAAGAGGTTGCACCCATGAAGGTCTCCAGGGATCAGGAAAGAATCAGGAAAAGATTCAGCCAAAGAAATCAGGCAAACAGAAAGCCGCTTGGGCAGGCGGCTTCGGGTGATGGGACGCAGGGCTCCGGCAACGCACCGGAGCAGCGCTTACGTCACGAAATCGGGCGCATCGGGCAGTTCGAGGTTCGGCCAGCCGGTCGCGTCGGCGAGATCCCGCAGCGCCTGGCGATACCGGAGCAGCGCCGTGAACTCGTCGGCCGTGAGTGTGGTGCCGTCGCCGATCAGCTTTTCATCCTGATGACGTGAGACGAGCCAGTCGGTAGCGGCTAGCGCACCATCGCGCCTCGCACGCATCATGTCGGCCTGCTGCGCACGCGTTGGTGGCAGCGGATCGAATAACGCCGGCATGCCGTTAGCGTCGAGCGCGATGCGCTTGCCCTGACCCTGTCCGTTGATCAGTTCCTGCCACAGTTCCGCCGTAATCTCCACGGCCGTGACGGCGTCCGGCACCGGACTGTCGACGCTGTCGTAAAAGCCGGTGACGGCGCCCTGCGCGTCGTATGCTGCGAATTTCTGTCCCATGATGTCCCTCAGTACCCGATGCTGATCCACGAAATACCCGTTGAACCGGAAGACGCCGTGCCCGCGATCACGTTGAAACTGGTCTTGCTGCCGTTCCCCTGGAAACCCAGTGAGATCGACGCGGCATTCGGGGTGATCACGGTCCCGGTATTGCCCGCAGCCAGAATGAACGCGTTGGGATAAGCGACCGGCAGCGTGACTGTCTGCATGGATTGCGTTGCGATCGTGCTGGTGCCCCACTGGAGGATCAATCCGCTGGGCAGCTTCTGATAGCCCGCCGCGGAAAGCGACGCGTTAAAGGCAGTCGAAAAGCCAAGCTGTGCAGAACCGCCGACGGCGTACCATTGACCAGTTGAGCTCGCCTCAAGGGTAAGCGTATCGCCGTTGTTAAGAACGATCGATGTAGAGCCGCCAGTAGCATTCAGCGCGATTGTGTCGTTACCTGTTCTCGCAACCGTTGCTGCACCCGCGCTGATATTCAGGAACTCGATTCGCCCGCCAACAGGGAAGCTGGAAACGGCGGGAAGAGTAAGCGTGATAGGGCTAACCGAGAACGCCAGAACCGTTCCGCCAGCAATAGCAGGTGTCAGAGCCTGCGAGGTAGACGGCGCAATAATTCCAGACGCCTGAAGTCCCTGCCGCCGCAACGCTGCCATCGTCGCGAGTCTTGTGGTGTTGTCGAACTGAGCCGGCGTAGGTGCCTTCGGCGTGCCGGTGAATTCGGGCGAATCGAGCGCGGCTTTAAGCGCAAGCGCGTTCGTCACCGTCGTCGCGAAATTGGGGTCGTCGCCGAGCGCATCGGCCAGTTCCTTCAGCGTATTGAGCGTGGCCGGTGAGGAGTTTACAAGCGCCGCAATTGCGGCCTGCATGGCGACGAGCGTCGCGTATTGCGGGTGCGGGTTCTCTGCACCCGCGTGTGCCTCCTGCTGCGCCCTCAGATAGCGCGTACGGTTCGCAAGCTGCTTTGCCTGCCGGTTGTCGACTCCGTCCGGGCCCCCCATCACGGGGTCCGACGTTTCCAGCTGATAGACGCCCTCTTCCCACTGGGCGATTTCCACAAGATCTGCCATCAGGCGACACTCCCTCTGTTGTATTGTCCATTGCGCATGGCGACGCCGTTATGGCGGATCGGCACAGCCGTGTAGTCGAGTACCGCGAGCAGGCTGCGCGCGGGTGCGTAGCGCCCGAGCACGGCCTTCAGCCGGTCCGCCTGATCGCGCGTGACCGGTTGCTGAAGCTTCACGATGTATTCCGCCCACGCGTTCGCGCGTCCATGCACGTGGTCGCCATTGCGGGTGATCGACCCGTCGCGACGCCGCGCGAGTCGCCCTTCGACCAGTTCGACCTCGCCGAAGCCGAGCCGGCGGATCACCTCACGCACCGCCCACGGCGTACCCTTCCTGCGGTGCAGTGCAAGGGACCCCTTGATCAGCGCCCGCTTCGCGTCTTCGGATTCGGCCAGCTCCCATCCATCGACCGCAAGCGCCCACGCGAGCCACGGCAGCCAGCCGGCCGGACACCGGTCCGCATCCCACAGCGTGCGCAGGATTTCGGGATCGACACTCGGTGCCATGACAGTTGCCAGCGCCGTTTCAAGCGGCGTCTGGTTAGCCGGCAAAAGTGCGTCACGCATCGTCCACCTTCATGTTGAGCACGATCGACGTGCAGTTGGCGAACTGCCGCGGCGTACAGATAACGTGCGCCGCCGGCGACCGCAGCTCGACATCGATCACGCCGGAATCCGGCGGATGCAGCGCACCGTAGATCGCGGAGAGCGACATGCCGGCACCCAGCTTGCGGGCACTGGCGATGGCCTTCCCGAGTGCTGCGCGACGCGCTTCGAAAACGGCTTCACCGCCCGGACCGGTGCCGACATGGACGTCCGCCTCGACGGCAAAATCGACGCGCTCGCCGGCTGTCACCAGCACTTCGTCGTTCAACGGCCGGACGTCCTCGGGCGAGACCGCTGCCGTCACTGTGTCGATCAGCGTCTGGTCCGGCACACCATCGCCTACCGCCGACAGAAGCGTCAGGCGGACGATCCCCGCCTCCGGACGATCCACCTTCACGTCCAGCACGTCCGCGGAGGCATTCATTGCCAGCGCGACGTAACTGCCGGATGGACCGGCGACCGTCGAGCGCTCGATCGACATCTGCGTGCGCAGCTTCAGCCGGTCGTCGCCTTCGAGCGTCGGCTCAACTGGCGGATTCGCATCCGCGTCACCAGGATCGATGGTCGCGCGTTCGATGTCGAGGAGCGCCGCCAGGTGTTCAAGATCGGCGCCCGTCGAGAACGCCAGCATCACGGCCCGCGCGGCGTCGTTCACCCGCGCACGAAACCGCACCTCGCGGTAGGCCGCAAGCTCGATCAGCTTCACGACGGGGTCCGACTCGAGCGCCGCGCTCCAGTCGGGGTAAATGCTTTTAAAGTGCTCGAGCTTCTCCTGATAGATATCCTCGAAGTCGAGCGTGTCGACCAGATCCGGCGGATCGATCGCACTCAGATCAATGGTTGTCACGTGCTCACCTCGAAAACTGCGTCGTCGCCTTCGTAGACGCCCTGGATGCGGAACGTCACCTGGCCGTCAACGATCGATGCGACCGTGACGCGGGAGACCCTGATGCGCGGCTCCCATCGCCCGATCGCGCGGGCCGCTTCCGCCTGCGCCGAAGAAATCCAGCCGCGCGAGACCGGCAGATCGACCATGCGGGGAATGTCGGAGCCGTACTCGGGCCGCTCGCGCCGCGTGCCCTTGCGGGTCGAGAGAATGTCGCCGATGCTCTGCTTCAGGTGCGCGATACCGGTGACCGGTTTGCCCGTCTGCCGGTCCATGCCGACCAGCGCCGTACCCGCGCCCATCGTCAGGCTCCGCCCGCGACGCGTTCGAAATCGGGATGGCGCTGGAGCAGCGCGATCTGTTCCTCGTCGGTAGCGGTCACCGTGCTCCTCTCGACGGCGAGCGTGCTACCGTCGGCAAACACCAGCGTGCGCGACCTGAACGCCTTATCGCGGAAAGTGACGGACACGGTATCCGCAGCGAGCGCCGACGCGGGATGCACGACTGACATCGGGGTATCGTTACCTTTCGGCATTTCGGGACTCCAATAAAAAAGCCCCGCAAAAGCGAGGCTGGGAAAACTGGATTGAGTTCGGCGGCAAGGTCCGCCCGGAGGTGAGCGCCGTCTATGCGGGATCCCCATCGATGCCGGTCCAGGGGTGCGCCGGCGGTGCTTCCAGATGCTTGTTGGCGTTGAAATGCCACTGCAGAAGTCCAGGTAGCCAGGCGACGGGAAAAACGTAATAGACGGCGGGCCGTCCATGCGAGTCGACAGGCGATGTGATATCCCGCGCGGCACCCTGGGTCTGATCCGATGCCTTGAGGAAAAGCCTTGCGGTTTGCTGCTGTACCCTGTTCACATAGGTCGCCGCGGCCCCGTCGCCCTGGTAATACAGGCATTGATTGTTATCGAGAGCCAGCGTGACTCCCTGAGGAGGGTGGCTGATGATTGAACGTACAACGGTATCTTCCAGGCCCATTTTTTCTCTCCTGTTAAACGGGATTCAAGGCTCCGCCATCAACATGTGTCGGACAGCCGGCGTGCCCAGGCCGTGGCAGCATCCGCAAACGCCTGTCAGCGGCGAACCACACGAGACTCCGGCCGATCAGGCACGTGCTCAGACTTTGCCCTTCGACGGGCAACCGTGAAATAGTCCTTCCGTCATGGGTTGAACGGCATGTGTATGCGCCTCAAAAAAACAGGAGCAAAGTCGCTTTGCAGTAGTCAGGCAGGCGGATCAGTCAGCGCCCCCGCACCGTTACTCATATGCTTGTGATCCGGCAGCGAAACGCCCTTCGATGTCACGGTGCCTGTGTAATTCGCGTCGCCGTTGATCTCGGACGCAGGACCGCCCGCCGAATTGCTGCCGGTCATGCCGCCCTGGAACGTCAGCCGTTTCTGCGTCGTGCTGTTGCCGGTGAACGTCGAATCCGGCGCATCAACGAGCAGCTTCGGCGCGATCTGCGTGATGCCGTCCGCAGTCAGTTCCATCTGCGTGTCACCGATGCGGAAAACGATCCGGCCACCGGCGGGAACCGACAGGACATATTCGTGCGCATCGTGGTCGTAATGCTCGTGCGCGCCGTCCGGCCAGTCGGTCGCCGTCAGGTTCCCGCCACTGCCGTTTGCCCCGCCGTGCGTGTCGCTATAGAAACCAGCCAGCACGAACGCACCGGCAAGCGTGCCCGACGGCGCGAGTACGACGGCCTGTTCTCCGATCGAGGGCGGGCACCACGTCCTGACCCGCCCGGCCGCAAATGTCTTCCACGGCAGGAGCGCACTGACCCACTCGCCGTTGCGAACCCGGCAGCGCGGCGGATCGTACTGCACATCGTCGATATAGCCCGCCTGCACGATGCTCGCGATCAGGCGATCGATCTCGCCAATCTCGTAGTCGCTCATGTGGCTATCCCCCGGACAGGTCCTCTGCCGGATCCAGGTACTCCGCGCCCGCCGCAGTACCCGTGTCAGGATCGACACCCCACAGCACAGTGGAGCCGGCGGACGGAAACGGCGCAGCGACATCGCCGAGATCAAACTCGTGCGTCCACTCGACGAGCCAGACGAGATACGCGTCGAGCTCGGGCTTGAACGGGTCGTCGCCGATCTGCACGAGCTTCGCCGGTGTCACCGGCACCCCCCACGTCTGCGCGTGCACCGCACACGCGATGCGTGCGGCCAGCTCGCGCACCGCGAGATCCGCGTGGGCGCCAAGCGGATCGCAGATCGCCCGCGCCTGAAAACGTCCGATCAGCGACGTCTGACCGGTGCCGGGATCGTGTCCCGGTTCCATTTCCGACAGCTCGAGCGCAATGCTCGGCGTCGGAATCTTCCGGCCAATGCGCGGATACGCATCGATCGGCGAGATATCAGGCAGCGCGGTGCGCAGCCCCACGATCATCGCATCGTGCAGCGTTTTCAGGTTATCGAGCACGCGGGATACCTCCTATCGCCTTCTGGATTTCGTAGTTCACTTCCTGCCGGAGAATCGTCATCAGTCGCGCCTCGCACATCTGCGCCGCGCGACGGAATGCGGGGTCGCCGGTCTTCGACCAGTTCACCGTCACGACCTCGAACGGCGTGCGGGCCTTGCCGGTTCGCTGGTAGATCGGCCCGTCCGGTTTCGCCTTCGTCTGCCGCCATGCGCCGTCGAAGGCGAAGCGCCCCGCGCGCATGCCCTTTTTCGTTTCGCGCACGGAACCCAGCCGGTGGGCTTCGACCGGATTCAGCCCCAGCCACACCTTGCCGGTATCAGCCGACCGCATGAAGAAGTACAGCCGGCTGCGGATCACTTTCTGCGGGATCTGCGTGCCACGGGAGACTTCCTTGCCGGTCTGGCTCCTGATCCACGCCGCGGTCTTGCGCAAGGTACGTCGCCACGCGGCCTGCATGGCGGACGGCGACAGTCCCTGCAGGGCGGCGGTCACTTCCCTGATGTCGATCTCGACCTTCAGTGCATCCATCAGCAGGGCCTCATCAACGGAATCTCATCAGCGGGGTCTTAGCAGCAGCACGGTCCACCCCGTGCCGTCGGGTTGCAGTTCGAACACGACATATTCGTCGCCGCCGACGGTCACGATGCTGCCCTCGCGGATCGCGACGGCGTCCGCATCGCGCACGCTCACCTGCGGATGCTCGAGCTGCGTGCGCTGCCGGCCGAGATCCGGACCAAGCCACGGTGCGGCGAACATGCCGCGCAGCGGCTCGCCGTCGACGATGATGTCGTCGTCGGCCAGATCGCGGATCACGGCATCGTCGAGATCCGCGACCAGATCACGGAACGCCATAACTGTCTCCTCAGACCGTCAGCTTGATGACGGCCTTCGGACGCGTGCACAGGTGGATCGGATTGGACTGCGCCTCGAGCTCCACGCCCTTGCCGAAATCCATCAGCTCCTGCTTCGCGTAATACGGCAGGCCATTCGTGTTGACCGTCTCCATGTAGTCGGCGGGCGCGAAGCGCGTGATGAACAGGTCCGGCACGCCTTCGGGCACGGCCCACGCTTCATCGTCGGCCACATAGCCGATGTCGCCGACGCGTCCGCGATAGCGCTCGAAGGTGCAGCCGCCGAATTCGAACGTGTCGCGCGGGTCGCCTCGCAGCGCCGACGCCATCGCCGTATTGAGGTAGGTCTCCTTCAGCGCCTTATGGGCAATGAGAAGCTTCCAGAAGTTTCGGCCGCACAGCATACGCACGCCGGTGAAGGGCGTGTTGCCCAGGGCATCCTCGATCGCGTCGAGCAGATCCGCACACTTGAGGCGCACCTCGGTATCGGTCTTGACCAGTTCGAAACTGATCACGGTCTGCTCGATGCCGAAGCGATCGAGCAGGTCCGCCACAACGGATTTGCCGTCGGCGTCGAGAATCAGCCCCTTGACCGCGCCGATCCGGTGGAATTCGTGCGTCGCGTCGAGCTGGCGGCGCATCTTGGCGAGGCGTTTGTTGATCACGGTCTGGATTGCTTCGAGCTCGGTTTCCGAACCGAACGCGCGCAGATTCTGGATCTCGTCGGCACCGATCGTCGCGCGCTGCGGCAGGTGCACGGTGTTGAACGGAATCATGTTGCGCTTGCTGCCGACGACGACAGCGCCGGAAGCGCCACGCTGCCCGGTGGGCACGAGCGCCAGCGTGTCGCCGTCGCGCTCGATCTGCACCACGGTGGTCGTGATGCCTTCTTCCTCGAACAGGCCGAGGGTAGCGAGCCGGCTGGGCACCTGCGGCTGCTCGTTGATCGCAGCGCTGAGCGACGACAGCGAGAACGCGTCGTCGTTGAGAAGGGCGATATCCGCCATAAGGGTTCTCCTGGAATGGGTATGCATGCAGCCGTCGATGTTCAGCGACGGCCGGATTGTCGAAAGGACGGCGGGTTTAGCGCACGATCACGTAGTGCGCGGCGAGATCGCTGCGCGCGGCTGCATCGAGGCCCGTCAGGCGGGCTTCGGCAACCTCGGCGAGACGCACGATGCCGACGGCCGGACGCGGCTCGGTTGACGCCGCGAGTGGCCCATACAGGATCGCGGTCGCGATCTCGGAACCGTCGGTTGCCGTGTTGTCATACGGCGCATATTCGCCGGTGCCGGTCGTGCCGAGCAGTTGCCCGGCCGGCAGTGCGTCGCCCTTGACGACGACGATCTGCTCGCGCGAGATGCGACCCGCGCCTTCAGAAAGAAGAAACTCGCGGGTGTTGGTGCCCTGGGTTTTAATCGTGGTCATACCGTTGCTCCTGTGTGCGCCTGAATATGAACAGGCCGTTATCAAAGTGACTTTGCGACGCCTTTGCGGGCAGCGTAGATCGACGAAGCCTTCGGACCCGGCGTCGTACCCTGCGTCGTACCCAGCACAGACCGGCCGGTGTCATGCGGGACCGGCTGCTGCCGGTTATTCACACGCGGCTGGCTCTGCGTGACGCGATCGAACAGGCGCGCACGCACCTGGTCGGGATTCAGCCCATCGCTCACGAACTGCGCGGTCAGTTCCGGCAGCTTCGCCGCGAGGCAGAGCCCGGCAATGTCCGTTGCGTTCCGGATCGCCGCGTCGATGGTGGCGCGGTCCTTCAAGGCGGTGAGCGTGACGATGCTTTCCGCGCACATGGAGAGGTTCGCTGCGCGACAGGCGTTGAATACGTGCGCCGCCAGCACGCCGGGCTCTTCCTGCACCGCGACCGGCTCCGGATCCTGCGGCGCGGGCGCAGGTGGGTCGTCTGCCGGCGGAGGATTCGGGCCCGGCGCGGTGGGTTCGGTTGGGTTGGTTGGTACGGTCGGCGGCGTCTCCGCCGTTGTCGTGGTGTCGTCGGTCCCGTCGACGAGCGCCTGCACCGACGACGGCGCACTTTGAAAGCGCGCGAGCAGATCGGCCGCACGTGCAGTTGCAGCGAGCTTGACCGGCGCTTCGATCTCGTCGGCAAAACCAGCCTCTTTCGCTTCGGCCGCCGTCATCCACGTTTCCGCATCAAGCATGGCCGTCAGCTCCTCGTCGGTCTTGCCGCTTTTGTTACGGTACGCAGCAAGGATGCCATCGCGGGCCTTGTCCATCGAATCGGCGGTCGCGCGCAGATCTGCTGCCGTGCCGAGTGCTACGGTCCACGGGTTATGGATCATGAGCATGGCGTTTTCAGGCATGACGATGCGATCACCTGCCATCGCGACGAGCGACGCGGCCGAGGCCGCGACCCCATCGATGCGGGCAGTCACGCGACCCGCATACCGGCGCAACGCGTTGTAGATCGCGAATGCGTCGAACACATCGCCGCCTGGCGAGTTGATCGCGACAACGACCTCCGCCGCATTCGCCGCAGCCTCGTCGAGCTGCGACACAAATGTTTTTGCATCGGTGCCCCAGAATCCGATTTCGTCATAAATCCGGATCTCGGCGACGGCCGCACCCTGCGCGTTCGTCATCGCCCTGATGTCCCACCACTTACGGTTTTTCATCTACGGTTCCTGCCTTTGAATGTGCGTATCGGGCACCCCATCACCCGCGATGTCACGCGAGCGGGGATCGGTGTCGTAACGCAGGCCGAGCGCATCGGCCCGCGCGTTGTCGGCGGCGTTTTCGCCATCGACCTGTTCCGGGTCTTCGCCCTGCTTGAGGATCGAGGCCGAACGGCTTGTGAGCCCCGAGCGGATCGCCAGCTTCTGCGCGTTCACGTCCTGCACCGGATGGATGTACGGCCAGCCCTGCGGCACCCATCGCACGCGCAGATATTCGCGGCGCGTACGATGAAAGTCCGGCATCGGCATGGCACCCGACAGTGCGCAGGCATCAACCCACCACGCCCACGCGCGGCGGCAATACTGGTGAATGAAGATGTTCCATTGCAGCTGCTCGATCGCGCGGCGGAACTCGTTGAGCAGCACCCGCAGCACTCGGTCGCCCACTTCACGAAGGTCGCCCGTGAGAATCTCGTACGGCATGCCGACCGACGCGGCAGCGGCCATCAGCTGCTGCCGCATGAACGGGCCGTAATCGGCCCCGGCGCCCGGTGGCGTGGCAAAGCGCATGTCTTCGCCCGGCGCCAGTTCCTGCACCGTTCCGGGTTCCAGTGACACGACTGGCGAGAAACCGTCCGAGTCGAAGACCAGCCCCTCGCCCGTCACCGGATCACCCATGAGGCCCGGCTCCGCGTTCGGCTTGACGAGGAACCCCGCGAACAGGTTGCTGATTTCCTGCCGGAACAGCACGGCGTCGTCGAAGTTATCGAGCGAGTGCAACCGCAGCAGCACCGTCGACAGCTCGGGCACGCCGCGCACCTGCCCGGCGCGCAGCGGCTGAAACACGTGCGCCACGTCGTCTGCAGAAACCGGCACGGTCGTGAGACCACCTCCCTTCATCCGGCTGTATTCGCCCGGGTGACGACGCAGCAGGTGATAGGCGACACGGCGATCGTCGGCGTCGTACTCGACGCCGTTGATGATCTCGCCGCCGTTCGGCCGCAGTTCGTTCTTTTCGACCGGCAGCAGATCGCCCTCAAGCACCTGAAGCTGCAGCGGTACCGGTAGCCCGTCATCGGGATGGCGCATGCGCCGGCGCACCAGCACCTCGCCGTCGCCAAAGAATGCGCGCGCCGCGAGCGTCTGCTGACCGTAGAAATCGAGCAGGCCGTCCGCGTCGGACTCGCCGACCCAGTCGTCCCACAGCTGCTTCTGCTGCCGCCGGACAGCGGGATCCGGATGCTGCGGATGCGGCTGGATACCGGTGCCGATCGTGTTCGACACCAGCCGCGCGATCGCCGTCTTCGCCCACGGGTCGTTGCGGATCGCGTCGCGCGCCCGGCTGCGGATGAGCGGCAGGTTCTGCACCGCCGCCGCATTCGGTCCGGCGCCTGACGTCTGCCACGACCGGGCGCGTGCGCCAGCGGAGCTTGCGGCTTCATAGGCCGCCGCTTTCAGACGGGTCGGCATCACGAAGCCGCGCCTCGCGAGTGACGGATAGGTGCGGTTACCTGCATCGTTCATCGCACCCCCTTGCCGCCGTGCCGCAGTCGAAACACGCGCGAGCGCGGATTCGCACGATCGAGCGCGCGCACAATCTCGGTCTGCGCCTCACGCAGTTCCGCGATCGAGCGATAGCGGACCTTGCGGTCCGCGTACTGCACTTCGAGTTCGCCCTTGGCAATCGCGGACTGGATGCGGGCGAGATCCGCCGCTGTGTAAGCCATACCGTGCTCCTGTGATGTGCTTCTATCGGCGCTTCAGATACGTTGACCGCGCGGTTCGCCGGCCCTGAATGCGCGAAACCCCGCTGGGTGGCGGGGTTTCGGGTGTGTTGCGCGGTGCGGGCGCGCGTGTGGCTGTGGGTGCGGCCGCCGCCGTCGGCGGATCCGGTGGCGGATCCATCTCCGTGACCGCCGGCAGGCCGGTGGCAACCGGCACCGTGTCGAACAGCGATACCTGCGAGAGGCGCTGCTGCTCGATCATCCAGTGCGCCTCGGTCATGAGGTGTGTCTTGATGCTGCGCGCCGCGTGCAACGCGTACACCTCGCAATCGAGCGCCTCGTTGCGCGCGCCAGCCTTCTTCTGCCAGATGCGCTTGCTGCCGGTACGACCCGGCACCTTCACTTCGGCGGTGAGCTGCTGCAGATAGTCGGCGCGCACGCCCCGGTACCAGTGCATGCGCCCAGCGCCGTCATCTTCGAGTTTGAGCCGGTTATCGAGGATCAGATCCTTCGCCTTGCTCACACCCACCATGTATGGGCGCAACCCGTACTTCGCCGCCTTGCTGTTGTTGCGCACCGAGTCGACTGGCGTCTTCGGCACGCTGAATATTTCCGCATCGATCTGCTTTGCGCCCTTGATCGCCATGATGTTGATGCCGCGCTTCTGCGCGACGCGCACATAGCGATAGACCGCATCCGACGTCGAGCCGTCCGACGAGTCGATCGACGCGGCCCTCACGCGCAGCACCCAGCCGTTCGCATGCCGGTAGCCCTGCGTGACCAGATCGGTCAGTGCGCCCCATACGCCACCGACCATCGGATCGGTGCCCTGCTCGAGCACGTTGCCGTAGATTTCGTCCCACAGCACCAGCCAGCTTTCTTCGCCGCGGCCCCACGCGCGCAGCACGATCGCGATCCGGTCATGCTGCACGTCAATGCCGGCGGTAAGCACCAGTGCGCCGGCCGGCACGGTGAAGACGTCGTAGTCGAGCGCACGCTCGGCGAGCAGATCAATCTCCGGAATATCGCTCTCGTATCGGTACGGCCGCCCCTCGGTGTTGTTCACGAACGAACGCATCTTCGTGTCGTCGCCCGCGCGCAGCGCTTTTTCCGCGACGAGCCGCTTCTTGACGAGCTCTGCGAGGCGCGAGCCGGGAAATGGCGACACGAGTTCGTTCAGCCGGAAGCCGGCGACGCCGTGAAACGCGGCGGTCGCAACCCACCGCCCGCGCCGTACGGCCCGAAAGCGCGCGGTGTCGTCCCACAGACTGCCGCAGAACGGGCACGCGTAGCGCGCGGACTCGGGCGTGGCCAGCCCGAACACCTCATGCGGTGTCTCCGCATTCTCGGTCCACGTGACGTTATCCCACGCCAGTTCGTGCTCTTCGCCGCAATCCGGACACGGCACCAGATACCGGCGCTGGTCCGACGACTCATAAGCCTGCGCGATCCGCGAGAAACCCTCGATCGTCGGCGTGCCGCCAAAGATGACCTTGCGACGGCTATTCGAATAGCTCTTGGTGCGCTCCTCGAGCAGCGTGATCGAATCGCCCTGCTCGCGAACGTTCTCGTTGGTTTCGTCGGGCTCTTCCACTGCCACCACCGGCGCGGGCGTCGACTTCACGCTCGACGCCGAGTTCGACGTGATAAATTTCAGAAAGCCGCTCGCAAATACCTTGTTGTCCCATCGCTCGTCGCGGGCGCGACCCGCATGCGCCGGCAGCTTGTCCCGCAACCGCGGCGTGACTTCGACCATCGGCTTGAATTTCTCGTCATTGAAGTCTTTCGCAGACTTCTCTCTCGCGAACATGATGATCATCGGGCACGGATCGATGTCGATGCGCCGGCCGATGTAGTTCAGCAGCACGCCATCGGTCCACGCCACCTGCGCCGACTTCATGCATACGACCTTCTGTACGCGCGGATCGTCCAGCGCTGCATGCATGCCGTGCACCCAGGGCGTGATATCCGGATTGTATTTACCGGGCCGCGCCGTCGCCTTTGCACTCAGACGGCGATAACGCGTGGCCCACTGCGTCGTCCCGATCTTCTCGGCGGGCGTCAGCAGCTTCGCCAGACGCCGGATCACTGCGCGCACTGTCTGCGTCGTATCGAGCCATCTGCTCGAGACATCCATTGATGTGTTCATTCAGCAGTTCGACGTCGACGTCGATCCCATAAAGCGTGCGCAACTCGTGCGCGATCCGGTCCGGCAGCGACAGCAGGTCCGAGCGGAACGCGCCGACCATCTGGCCGTAGGCCCGTTCCAGCTGCTCTGCGTTGACGAGTTGCCCTTTCTTTTCCGCGAGGGTCAACAATTTGATTTCGCGATCGACCCGCTCCGTCATCGCGCGCTCGGCGACGAGATCGATTCCGGTCCCACTGCCACGTCCAGCCGCCATTTCACGAAGGTGGCGAATGTACGCGATGCGGACGTCGTCCACCGACGCCTGCCGGTAGTCGATGCCGAGCCTGTCGACGAGGCGTGAAACTGCCGACTGGTCGAGATCCAGGTGGTCGGCGATCTGCTGTTGGGTTGGCATGAATATGACCCCCCCCTGGGGAATCACCAGTAGAGAAAAAACGCGGGTGCGAGCCCCCGTGTCCTGAGCGGCTATAGGGTCCCCGGCGGGCAAATGCAAAAAGAGGCCCGAGCGTCGGGACGACGTCGCGGCCCAGTGGCTGGCACCACGCAGAACCCTACGGTCCAACCGCGATGGCGTGAGCACCACACCGCTCCAATGCAAAAAGCCCCGAGGCTCACGCACTCAGGGCTTCACAAAAATTCAGGGCGAACGACTCCACCGTACTCAACAGGCTCCGTTAATTCTTCTTTTGTCCCGAGGAGGTTGCACGACTCACGCGCGGTGCCAGCGAATTCATTTGCTCATCAAACGAACGCGAGTCTAGTCGTGTGTTTTCTGAAATGCAAGCGTCAGGCACCACGCAGTCCCCGCCTGAACTGTGCTTCGGTGATCGAATCAATCTGCGTGAGCACTGCGCCGAGCCATTCGAAACGGGCGGCCCATCGGCGATGATACTGATCGAGCGGCACGCCCAGTGCCTGCGCCCGCTTCGCAGCATTGACCGGTTCCTTTCCACTGCCGTTGCAATGCGTGCACAGGTGCGGCACTTCCGCGAATGGCCGTTCTTCATAGAAGCCCTTTCCATAACACGTCGGACAGGGCTCGCGATCACTGATCGGCCAGCGGGAGAAGCGCAGACGCGCATCGACGGCATCGCGTACCGGCCGGCACGATCTGCAATCAACGCGCCGCACGATCCTTCCGCCACCGCCACGCATGCCCCGACCGCCGCACGCTGAACACTGGTCCGCAATCCATTCAACGATTGCGCGCTCGGCGAAGCGCACGATCAGCGACGGTCCGTCCGGTGTCACTTCGCCATCGCGCTTCGGGTCACGGAACTTCCCGTCACGCACCTTCGCGTCACGGAACTTTGCACCGGCGGACTTGCCGCGCCGATACCGACTGCCTTCCGCGATTCTCGACGCAAGCAGCAGCGACGCGCGGTGCAGGGCACGTCGCCGCAGGTCCTGCCCGTATTTCATGTGCCACAGCATGTTGCCGAGCTCGTCGACCATCGCAAGCGCGCCCAAAGTAACTTGGCGATCCGGCGCGACATCGGCAAGCTGCACCCGCACATTCATCGCAATTCCGGCTCTTTCCTTCAGTTCGCTCATCGATCAACTCCTCTCTGTCCCAATGTCCCAATGTCCCAAGAGAAAAAGGTCAGGCGTGCGGGCGCAGCGCGCGACATGCGTCCTGCACACGTCGCGCATGTCGCACGCCTGCGCACCCACGTGAGGGCCGCCCCTGGGACGTTGGGACACGGGTCGGCTCCAGGCACACCCGGCCGCGCGCCGACGCTGGCGCAGCAGCGCGCCAGGGCGTCGAACATGGCGCGCTGCGCAGTGCTGGACCACCATGAATTCGCGCGTCGCCATACGATCAGAGCGGGCTGTCATCGTCATCACCCACTGCCACCGCAACCGCCGCAACCGCCTCCGCGGCGACCGGCGCCTCTTCTTCAGGGACGTAGTACCAGCCGCGCTTGCCCGTCGACTCCCGCTTGCGCACCCAGCCGAGGGACTTGAGCGCCTTGCCCACGCGGCGCTGCTCCGGGAGCGTCCACTTGGACGTATCGAGCTTCAGGACGTCGGCGAGAATCTCCTCCATCGTCGTGCGCGATGAATACTCGATCGCACGCGCGATCTTGTCCTCGTACACATCGCCCTCGTAGCGTTCGGTCTGCTCGATCTCGAACAGGGGCCGCTCTTCTTCGGTCACGTGCCAGATGACGCGCCTGCGATACAGATGCACGGCTTCTGCCCACAACTGGTCGCGATCGCGCCGCAGCGCCTCGATATCGACCGGACCACCGACGCGGATCGGCCAGTAACGCCGGTTGCCGGATTCGTCCTTCAGGTAGGTATCGAAGTTCACCGAGCCGGCGAAGACGCCCTGCCGGTGCACGTCGGTCGCCCGCTTGCCGTAGAAGTTCCGGAAGCGGTCCGTCTCGGTCGCGAAGAAGCTTTTTGCGGCCGACGAATCGCTCTTGTTCAGCGAGTCGAGCTCGGCCAGCTCGATGATCCATTTGCCGGCCATCACCGCGTACGTGTCTTTCTCGCCGATGCGGATCGGGGAATTCGTGTACCACGGCTTGCCGGCCAGCACCTCGAGCGCCGTCGACTTGCCCCATCCCTGCTTGCCTTCCAGAATCAGCACGTTATCGGCCTTGCAGCCGGGCTGCATGACGCGCGCGACGGCGGCGATCATCCACTTCATGCCGGCAAGCTGCACGTATTCGCTGTCGGCGACATGCAGGTACCTGGTCGGCCACGAACGCACGCGCGGCGTGCCGTCCCACACCAGCCCTTCGAGGTACTCGCGTACGTCGTGATAATGATGCTGGTCGGCGACGAGCAGCACCGCGCTCATGACGATGTCCTGTCGCACCGCGATCCCGTACGACTGGGACAGCCACAGCACGCAGCGGATATCGTCCATGTCCGACCATTCGCCGAGTTCACCCTGCTGGAAGGGTGGCACCCTGCGCTTGACGACGCGGCCCGCGAAGTCATCCTGGGCGATCACACCCTGCCACGCCTTGTGATTGGCGAGGATCAGGTGCACGTTGCCGAGCGTGGGCAGCAAGGTGCCTTTCTCCGAGCGTGCGAGCTTCATCTCCCACGTATGCGCGCCGTTCTCTGCCTCCCGCCCGTCCCATTCCTCCGGTGCAGCGCCAGCGGACGTTGGGTGCGGAACACTTTCCGCGCCAGTTACCGTACGCGTGCCGTTTGCCGCCATCGGCGACACAATCCCGGCCGGCGCAATAGCTGCGAGCAGGGCCGACTGGATCTGCTGCCTGACCACCTCGAGCCCTTCCTCGCAATGCAGGTCGTTGAAGTCGGTCAGCTTCCGCTCGCCGCGATCGGCAAACCGCGGAAACACGACGCTCGCATTGCCGACCTCGGCTGCCGCTTCGTACGCGTACTTCAGACCCGTGTTCTCGAAGCGCCTTTTGCGCTCAGGCATCACGTCATTGCCATAGCTCAGCTCGATGAATCCCACGCCGTGATCGTCGCGCCTGAACTGCGCGCGCACCCTGTACCACGTCTGCTTCGTCTCGATACGTACGGCATCGGCGCCGATCACCAGATCGCCGTCATAGCCGAACTCGTCGGCGAGGTGCTCGCGCAGACGCTGTTCGATCTTCCAGTCGTCGTCCGCGCAGATCAGCAGATGCAGGTCCGGATAGGTGTCGCGCAGGTAACGCGCAGCGGGCCGGATGCCGGCCGCGTCGAAACACACCGACAGCGGCACGGCCTCGTCCGTTGCCATGCGGATCGAGCGCCCCGTCGCGTAGCCTTCGGCGATCATGGCAACCCTGTCATCCGCCGCGATGTCGCCGAGAATGAACGAGGCGCCCTTCTTTTCCATGCCCTTGTTGAACCGCTTCGCACCGTCCGGCGTGATCTTCTGCAGGCCGATGAGGCGGATACCGTCCGCATACTGGAACATCGGCACGAGCAGCGTGCCGTCGTCGTCAAAGCGCACGGCCTCTGGCGTGATCTGCTTGCGCTCCAGATAGGCCGATGCGCCCCCGTCGCGGGCCTTGTGCCACTGGCTGCGCGCACGGTTCGCCGCCATCTTCGCGGCATGCGCGCGTTTTTCGGCTTCGGCGCGTTCCGCCGCTTCCTGGCGCTGGCGGGCCGCATCGATGTCTTCCGGCGTCAGCGCTTCGCCCTGCCACTGGAAAGCCTGTGCGCCATTGTCGTTGCCGGACCACCGGCCGAACGCGCCGGTATAGCCGAGAATCAGACCGCCGCGTTCGATCCTGTGCAGTGAGTACCAGTACTTCTTGCCCGGACCGTATCGATGCGGCTTGCCGTCGTCGACGGGATGCCCGTCGGGCAGCGCGGGATGCCCTGCCGACTGAAGCTGCGAAATGATCTGGTCTAGCGAAGACATTCGAGAATTCTCCTTTCGAGTTCGCGTTGATGAGAGAAGGAGCGCCAGGCGGCACGTCCGGCGACATAGATCTGTCGCCCTGACGAGGCCCGGCGCGGTGCCGGATGGCGGCGGCGCAGCAATGAACTGGCACTGTGCAAAGTCACTTTGTCTCCGTGGCGCGGCCCGCGCGCAGGCGATGCCATTCGGCGGCGTGGCGCTCCGTCAGCAGCGCGTATTCCGCATCGTCGACGTGCCAGCGGATGTAGCCGAAGAAGTTGCGCCGCTCGTCACGGGTCGGCCGCGCCGCGCAATAACGCGCCGCGCAGGAAATCCAGACGTCGACAAGCCCGAGCGACCGGCAGGCCTGAAGCAGCATGTCGGCGGCAAAGGGGGAAAAGAGCGGTTGCAGGAATGCGGCGGCCTGCTGGGGATCGGTACGCGCCACGACGCCGAGCTGCCGCATCGCGCAGGCAAGGCGCCGGTCGTCGTCGCACGCGAGCTGGATGCGGGCGCGCTCGGGGTTGCAGCAGCAACGCTCGATCGGAAAGCGCGGCGCCACTTACCTGCGGCCCAGTTTGGCAAGACGGCCGGCCGTCCGGATCAGGCGCTCGAAGAGGCGCTGGCCCTTGCGGCTGACCACCGTCAGCTGTTCGGCCTCGTTGATGTCGATGCGGCGGTCGGCGACCGCGCGCACGACCTCCGATGCGACTTCACCGACATGCGCCTGCAGATGCAGCGTCGCGCGCGTGAGCGATTCGACATCGTGGTGGTCATCGGTGGCGTGCTCTGCCGTATCGACACTGCGCTCGGCGATCAGGCCAAAGCGTTCATTGAGCGCATGTAACGGGTCGAGCGCGAATGGCGCGCTTTCCTTCTTTTCCTGCATCCATTCGATGAGCAGCTCGAACATCTCCATCGACAGGCGGTTTTCGCCCTCGCCGCGCAGACGCAGCCGCAACGATTCAGTGGCGACGCCCTTGCCACGGCGCAAGGTCAGGAAGTTCGCTGCATCTGCCACGCCACCCGGCGTATTACGGACCGACGTGTAGAGGACGTCGAGCCATTCGGTACCACTGTATCGGCACGTCATTGCAGCCCCGATTCTTTGGATTGGGTGTTTTTCATTCTGTTTACCGCGACCCGGCATCCGTACGATGCGAACATGACCCGACCAGCGATAAACGCCATGCTCAGGAAACCGTCAGTGCGTCGTGTGAGCGCAATCGGCCGCCGCCGGTTGCTCCGCGTTGGCCGCGAAGTAATCGAACAGGGTTTGAACCGTGGAGACGCGCGGATCGGACACAATCCGGCAGGCGATCTTGGTCAGGGTCTGATAGGGCACCCCGCTTGCCCTGGCAATGTCCGGCCACGCGCCTTTTGCCTGATCCAGACGACGCAGGACGGTCGAAAGCATTGGTTCCTGATGTGCAGTCATGACTCGCGCTTTTAAATGCTACCGATTCGTGAAATATATCCGCATGCGGAAGCAAGTATAGTCGAAATGATTCCGCATAGGGAATTCCGTGCGTGGAATCATTACGGCATGAAAACGCCATTGAAGCGAGTACTCGCGAAAAACGTGAAGCGGCTTATGGGCTTGGTGCCGGAGGTAGCGACCCAAGCTAAGCTTGCCGCGCGGGCACACATGTCACAAAGCTCGGTCCACCGGATCCTGAACGAGGACACGGAGCCCGAAATCGAGACAGTCCAAAAACTGGCTAATGCGATCGGCGTGTCTGTGGCGGCGCTTCTCACCGAAGGTCAGGCGGACGAATTGCCGCCGTTGGCTCAGGAAAAGTATCGAGCGCTTCCCGTAGCAGAAAAGGAAAAAATCAGGGCATTCATAGACTTCGTGATCGCATCACACGAAGCGGAGAAGGCCGGCGTTCCAATCACTTTCTCGGAGAGAATGGAACCCACGCAGTCCTCGCGGGCTATCGCCCAAGAGCTGGCACAACGTGAAACATCAGACCATACGTTGACCAGCCATGAAAGAAAAACTGAAATTCGAGGAACACGCAAGAAAACGCGCAGCAGCTAGGCTTCGCCTGGTTAAAACTGACGCTGCCCCTTCGCACGAGCCGTCGTACGTCCAAGACACTCATCTGCAAGCCCGGCAATCGCTATTTCGCAGCGAGATCGCTTCGCGCATGCTCGGACACGACTGCCCGACCACGGGAGCGCTCGTCCTGATCGGCCCAGATGGCGCGATCGAAATGTCAATCATTGGTGCCGAGCCCGAACAGTCGGACCTGCTTGCCGATGGACTCGATCAGCTCTCGGCCCGACTCCGTCTGCATGCCAAACGGCGCCCACTTCGCAACAAGATACGAGGCGCAGCCTCCATCGCGGCGCTCACTGCACTCGCCTTCTCTACGCTTGCGTTCGTCAACAGCATCGCGTGGATAGACGCAGCATTGTCGATCGCCGCCCAGATCACTGCAGCATGGCTCGCACAGCCTGACAAGCGCACGCACCTGTATCCGCCCACGGACAAAAAGTAGATCGACCCGAGTTGGCATAGCCAAAATAATCCGCATACGGATTGACATGGAATTCCGTATGCGGATATCCTTCGACGGAAGGCGCACCAATCCCGGACGCGCCCGACCCGGAGATTCCGCTATGAAAAGCATCGAAATGAACGGAGAAGCTCGCCAGTCGTGGCTTCGACGCGAACAGGGCCTGCCGACCGAGCCTGCGGACGGCTACACCGTGGTACGCCAAAGTGACTTTGAAAAGTCCAGGGTCTGGCGGGCGATCTTCATTGCTGCGGCGATTGCCGTGGGCATTGCGCTGTTCCAGCCCGCGCCCGCCGACGCGCCCACGGCCACCGCGCCGGCAAGGGCGACTGCCTGAACCGCGCTGCGATGGCCGAGCGGATTTCCGCCACTGACGTCGACATCGCCCGTGAGTTTCGACTCCGCCGCGTCGCCGGTCCGGCCATCAACGCCCTCATAAATCCCGCCTTGCGCCTGTGTCTCAGGAACTGCGCCGAGTTGCGGAAAAACAGCACCACGCTGACCAACCCACGCCAGACGGCAAACGTCTTGCCTCCGGCGATCCGGACTAACGCCAAATGCAGAGACTAACGTCCACGTTGCAACCGGAGACGGTACGTAGAGATACGATCCGCCTTCGAACCATCGTCAAGTACGACCCTATGGCTGCGCGTCCGACGACACCCATCCTCGTCGGGAAATATGTCGTCGCGCGAAAGCCCATAGCAGACAGCGTTCACACCCTTTACATGATCATGGACGGCCGCGACGTCGTCCGCACACAGATCTCCTATCCCAGTGCCGCCGACTGCGAGGGCGCTATCAGGGCGGCCGCAAACGCGCGAACGGAAACCGCGCGTGCGCTTGCAAAGGCGAAAAAGTCGAGCAGGAAAGGCTGGCAGGCGCGGCCGATGCGCGTGAAGGAGGCAGCATGAAGCCTCTTGTCAGATCCAGGCGGCCAACGGCCTATAGTGAAATAGTGCAGCACGCTTGCGACGCACATGCCCGCCGTCTTGCTGAACTGAAGCGTGCCGAGAAACACATACGCGCAATCGAGCGCGATCTCACGCTGCTCGACGAAGCAAAGATCGGCTACGACGTCAGCGAGTATTCGATGCGCCTCCAGGATGTCAGCGATCCGACCGCAGGGGATCATCGCGCAAAGTGGGCACTGCATATCAGCGCCGGCGTGTTCTCGTCGAGTGGAGACAGGTTGATAGCCGGTTTTATCGGCCTCGGATGGATCGTCGAATCAGGTAGAACCACTGCAAACTTCGGCTCTGTAGTGCTCCGTAGGCCGAAGACGCAAACGCGCATTCATTTGCACGGCGGCCCCGAATATGTTGGCAGCATCCTGCCAAAGGGGGGCGCGTGATCTTCGCCCTCCTCGTCGTCGCTACCACGTGCTGCACGGCGTGGTTTCTCACTGGCCCCGCACATCAACGCCATGTCGGCTGTCTGTTCGGTCTGGCCGACGCCATCCTCTGGCTCCTTGCCGGTGTATCCGCCGGCAAGCTCATCATCGTCGCCATCGCCGCGTTCTGCGCGCTGTGCTTCGTCCGCCCGTTCCTGCGCAGCTATCGCTACGCGCGAATCCGGAGACAATATGTCAAATAATCTCTCCCCGATCTGCAAGGCGCTGATCGCGTTTTTCGCCGGCCAGCGTGACCCGCTCACGATCGACGACATTGAAGCGGCGTTGCCGCACGCCGACCGGCAGGCGCTCCGCCTGGAGCTGCACCTGCTGGTGTGCGCCACAGTCGTGCGGCAGGCCATCCGGCGGTCGGATGAACGCCTCGTGTACTGGCTCGCCGGCATTGCAATCGCTCCGTTCGACGGCACGCTGTTTCACTACGCGCCGGACGCGACCTTTGCAGACGTCGGCGGTATCCCGCCGAGGCGGGAGGTCAACAATGGCTAACGCCCGCTCGTTACTGGAAGCCGAACCGATTGTCACCGGCAACACAAAGGCCGCGGTCAAGGCCGCTGGCGGTGGATCGTCGGATCTCTGGACTGTACCGCCCGATCAGATTCACTACGATCCGCGCGACAACGTTCGCCCACTGGATCAGAACCGCGTGCGGCACCTCGCGGAACTGATGAAGGCGAATGGCTACGACCGGAAGAAACCACTTGGATGTTTCGTGCGCAAGGTCGACGGTCAGGACCGGATCTTCGTGTACGAAGGCCAGCATCGATACCATGCTGCCCTGCTCGCCATCAGGGAAGGCGGGTTCGCGAAAGACAAGGAGATCGACCGGCTGCCGGTCGTGATCGATGAAGCGAAGTCGGTGAATCGCGTCAACCTGATTTACGCCGGCATCACGAACAACGACGGCGAGAAGCTGACGCCACTGCAGCTTGCGGAAAAAGTCGTGGAACTGCAGGAGTTCGGCGAGTCCAACGCCACGATCGGCAAGCGGCTCAACATCACCGACCAGACCATCCGTGACGTCCTGCTGCTTGCGAACGCACCACTGACCCTGCAGGAGCTCGTCCGCAACAAGGTCGTTTCGTCGACACTGGCGATCGAAGAAATCCGGGCGCACGGCGGCGAGAAAGCCCTTGAGCGCCTTCGCACGGCGGCGGAGCAGGCGAAGGCCGGCGGCAAGGCCAGGGTGACCAGGAAGGCGCTAGCGAAGCGGGCCAGCAGCAGCATTGTCGCACCGCAGGCAAAGCAACTTTTGCAGGCGTTGCAGTCGGTGTTGCACGACCCCGTGTTCGGGAAGCTGTCGCCCGGCACGATCGCAGGCGTACATGCCGCGCTCACGCCGTACGCAGATCTGCTCGACGCAGTTCCCGCCCGTCGTCACAGGCATCCTGTGCACGTGCCGAACGAGAACGGCGTGTTCGTGAAGTGCGAGACGATCCGCGCACCGATGACAAAGCGCACAGGGCTCTCGCCTGCGGAGATCCACCTTGCGCAGCCCGAGGAAGGCAGGTGGATCTTCTCGACCACGTTACGCGTGGGCAATGGCACGACATCAGGCCTGCCTTCGATGCGAGATTTCACATCGACGTATCCGACCCGCATGCAGGCCGTCAGAGCCGCCGTTAGCGACTTCACGCGCGCGCTCGACCGGGCAGACAGGACACGGGCAAAAGAGGCACCGGCGGTGCGCGCGTGGCTCGACAGGCTTTCAACGATGCCCGATCCCGACTGGACCGAGAACATGGTGACGGAGGTGGCTAAATGACGGCTCTCCCGGCCACTTCTACCCCACGTCCGCTGCCGCGTAAGCGGGAAGCGGCAGACAGACGCCCACGGCTTTCCCTCGCTGGCGCCGTCCCGGCGCAGGCATCGAACGACGACGTCAACAGCAGCGGGCTCACGCCCGCCAAAGCGATCCAGATAGACGAAGCGCCGCTTGCGCGGCGAAAGACTATCCAGAAGAAGGAAAGCGAGTCGGATACCCGACTCGCAACGATCGCGCGAATCGAAGCCCTGCGCCTCGAGATCCGCAAACTGGTCGAAGTCATCGCGCTTGGCGCGGATATCGAACTGCTCGACCTCATGCGCGACGAGGTCGGCAGCTATAGCCGGCATAAAGCTGCGCAGGAAGCACGCACCTGGGCGGGCGCGGCCGGTGTCCAGCTCGAAACCGGACTGATGATGCTCGATCGCGCTATGCGACACACCTCGATGAAGGAGTCGTCATGAAATTGACTGATAACGAACTGCGCGCACTGCACGTACATGCTCGCGCGGCCATGTTGAAAACCGACTGCACCGTGTCGCAGGTAATCCCGGCGTTCTCGCCGCTCTACATTCAAGCCATCCTTGAGGCGCGCAGGGCGAACGCAACGCCGTTTGGATACGTGTGCCTGTATCCGTCCATCAACGGCCCGATATGGCGCACTGACACAAGCAACTGTGGAATTAGTGGCCCGCAACCGACCGAGTATTGCGCCCTGTTCATAGATCTTCCGCTCGCGAATCTGACGCAGGCCGAACGCGATGTTATCGACGAGCGCCGGCGCCAGATCTGTGAGGAAGGCTTCACTACTGAATGCGACGACGAGAACGATGCAGGCGATCTAGCCGCCGCCGGCGCGGCTTATGCGCTGAACGCCGCATGTCAGCTCAATCCGAGCGACGTACCACCGCTGGACCACGTTCCGGCAATGTGGCCACTGGGCTGGGACTTCAAATGGTGGAAGCCTAAGACACCTATCCTGGATCTTAAACGAGCGGCCGCACTGATGATCGCTGAGCTCGATCGCGCATACCGAGCTTCTGCCGACGCGACTGCAATGCGCGAGCCCGTTCCGGGCAGAAGAGATGCTGACAGCGCTTCGCTCGGCACCACGCAAGACATTAACAACCCCGCGATTTGACGCTGAACCAGTTTGCAGGAACCATAAAATGGATAAGGCGAAAACCGCGCTCGTCAAGCCACTATATCTTGATCTCGAAACTGTTTGCACTATCGTGTCGCTCGCGCCGGCAACCGTTCAGTTGCTCGTTCGTCAAGACCAATTCCCGAAGCCGAGATTACTTTCGGGGCGTCGCGTTGGCTGGCTGCTCCGCGAGATTGAACAGTGGGCGGAAGATCGCCCGGTTTCTGATCTGCTGCCGCCGGCGAACACCGGCGCTCGCCGGAAGAAATCGGTTGCAGCGACGGTCAGCGACCGCCAGACAGCTGCTCCAGCCGCTCCGATATCCGCGTGAGCCACAACCGACGCTCCGCGTCATACACGTGGCGGTTGTACACGCCCTTTGTTCCCTCCTGCATGTGGCCGATCACAGCCTCGGCCACCTCATCAGCGCATCCCATTGAAGCCAGCATCGTCCGGACCGTGCGGCGTAAGTCGTGCGGCGCCCAATAGGTCACAGACAGACGCGGCCGAATGATCTTGGGCCGAGTCTTCGAATACGGCTGGTGGAAATGCACTGCCGTCTGAATCACCTTCTGCTCTGTGTGTTTTCCAGCGCCGGATGTAGCCGGGAAGAGATATCCATCGCCGTAGACCTCCAGCCGCCGGCAGACGACTGCCTCGGCGCGGCCGATCAAAGGCACGCGTAGATCCGTCGCATCTTCGTGGCGTTCGTTCTTTGTTTTCTCTTTTGGAATCGTCCACCACCAGCCGTCGCTCTCCTTTTTGACCTCCCGACCTTCCATCGCGACAATCTCCGCACCTCGCGTGCCGGTCCACAGATAGAGGACCAAAACGTCACATACGGTGCGGCTGAAATTTGGCAACCACGGAATCAGCGCCCCCACTTCCTGATCGGCCAGCACCCTCTTTTTGCCGATACGCTTTCCTTCGATTGTCTTTCCCTTGCTCTTAAGCTTGCCGCGCATGATGAGACGCCACCAGTTCGGGGCGTTCTGAGACAGCCGGCCGGCGTCGAGCGCGTAATCCCACGCCGCACCCAGCTCAGCACGCAGCTTGGCCGCCTGCACTGGAATATGCGCGTGCGACTCAATCAGTCCAAACGCCTGCGCGCGTGTAATGGTCTCGGCGGGTTGCGCGGCAAGCGGGCCGAGCATGGTCTTGAACATGCGCGCAATCTCCTTCGCGCCCTTCGTCTTGCGGCTACGCTCGACGTGCCCCTCCAGGTAGTCGCGGCACACGTTTCCAACGGTATATGCCGACGTCTGCGGTACCATATCGCCGTTCGAGGCCGGACTCGATTGCCGCTTCCTGGCGACCGGCTCTTGCCCCTCATTGCGAGACTCTCGAAGCTTCTCCCATGCGACGGTTGCAGCGGCCAGCGAGATTGCCGGCCAGTCCCCGATCTTGGTCTGCTTCATACGCCCGTCTACGGGCGACTTGTAGCGGTAGGTCCAGCTCTTTGTCGACTTCGTCGCCACCAGGCGCAAGCCCGGACAGTCGGCGACAGTGAGATGTTGATCGGGCTCAAGTTGCTTTGCGGCGCGGGCATCGAAGTACAT